CTAATAAAGTTTGACACTTCTGCTGAAACCCTTACAGAAATTTGGATGGACGATGATACTTACTTTAATGAAGTTATGTGGTTACCATCAGGCAAGATTCTTACAGGAAATTACGAAAACAAATTCGGAAACGACGCAATTTATGTTATTCATGACGCTCCAAGACCAATTCAAGTGTGGGCTGAAGATTTGATTTATAATGTTGATATCACAACATCAAGTAATTACGTAACATACGCAGGTTCTGATGTAACCAATACATTGTCAATTAGTGCGTATGATGGTAATGATGCAAGAGTTGCAACCGATCTTACTTTGCAGATTGTCGGTCCTGCATTATTTGATAACTCAACTAAAACAAAGTCTGTTACAACGTCAACATCTGCCGGAGTAAGTGAAACAATTACAATTAATGATGATGGCCATGTTGAAGTTAAGGTAATAGAGATTCAATCATGAGCAGAATCTATAATAATAAACATTATACTAATCATCATGCATATCATGCACTGAATATCAATGGTGTTCCCCCGACAGGGCAAAATACTAAAAACGATTCGCATGGTCTTATTGAGGTAGTTCGTAGTCATGCTCTGTCAAGTAATACTCATCTTGCACAAATTATAGTATCGCCGACTATCCCTGATGGAAAGTTGACAGAACATGAAATTGCAAGATCGGGTAAATATACTTTTTATCATGTGAATACAAGATCAGAACATAATATTAAAATTAATGGCAGTTCCACCTACCCAAATGCGAGTTACTTGACTATAAGAACTACTCGATACATTAGGGATACTTACTCTTCAAAACTAGTCACTGCATCTAGTGGAGGATCGTCAGCAGTTACGCAATATTGGTCTTAACTTTAATGCATAAATTAAAGGTGTATGGTGTTATACGTATAAATAGAACTAAGAATTCTTAATCTTAGGACTACGTAATATGGCACTTCCGGCGACCAGACAACAGTACATCGATTACTGTCTTCGTAAGCTTGGCGATCCAGTTATTGAAATTAACGTGGATGAAGACCAAATACAAGACAGAATCGATGAAGCCTTTTTGTATTACCGTGAATATCACTCAGATGCATCTGTTCGCACATTTTTAAAGCATCTAATTACTTCTGATGATGTAACAAATGAATATATTACGTTATCAACTGATATTCTCTTTGTATCAAAAGTATTTCCGCTATCAGGTGGGCTAACAGGTCGTGGTATGTTTGATATAAAATATCAAATGATGCTAAATGATATGTCCAGTATGATTCATTTTGCTGGTGATCTTGCTTATTATGAGCAGATGCAACAGTACTTGTCTTTATTAGATATGAAATTAAATGGACAACCCCAAGTACAACACTCACGTCGAGAAAATCGCCTGTATATTCATGGTGATTTTACAGATGGTGATATTAAAGCAGGTGATTATATTATTGCAGAAGTTTATACGCAATTAAATCCTACTACTAATACATCAATTTGGGCTGACATGTGGCTATTAGAATACGGAACAGCTCTTATCAAACAACAATGGGGTCAAAACTTGATTAAGTTTGAAGGGATGCAGTTACCAGGTGGTGTTATTATTAATGGGCGACAGCTTTATGATGATGCAACAGGAGAAGTTGAAAAGCTACGAGAGAATATTCGTATGGAACATGAAATGCCAGCCGATTTCTTTGTAGGATAACATTATGGGAATGAACCCCTATTTTAGTCAAGCGGTTAGGTCAGAACAAGGCCTATACGAAGATATTACGATTGAAGCTTTAGAAATCTATGGCCAGTCAGTCTATTATATTCCAAGAACCCTAGTTAATGAAAACACTATTTTTGGTGAAGATATTCCTTCTACATTTAGTAGTGCTCATAAAGTTTCGATGTATATAGAAAACGTTGAGGGATTTGACGGAGAAGGTGATCTTTTCACACGCTTTGGTGTAGAAATACGGGATGAAGCCACATTTATTGTAGCAAGACGAAGATGGGAAAGAATGGTCTCTCGGGCTAACACCGCAGTTACTGTTGATAGGCCTAAAGAAGGCGATCTAATATATTTAGGCATGACTAAAAAATTATTTGAAATTATGCACGTTGAACATGAACAGCCTTTCTACCAATTGTCTAATCTTCCTGTTTATAAAATGCGTTGTCAATTATTCGAATACAGTGGCGAAGATTTGGATACAGGCGTCGATGCTATTGATGTCATAGAAAGAAGTTATGCATATACGTATACGCTTACGCTTACTACAATTAGTTCTCTTACTGATCCAATTACGATTGGTGATACTATTACTCAAACGCTTGATTCAGCCGCTAATCTCACAATTAGTGGAGAAGTATCTGGGTGGTCAGATTCTGATCAGAAATTAGATGTTATCCATGTTGGTGCTTCTGATGGATTGTATCATACATTCTCTACCTCAGGTGCAAAACCAATAACTATTGGTGACACTACTGGTTACTATATGACTACTATTATAGAAGATAATAAGCTTTCAGCGACTGAGCAAAATGATATATTTGAAGAGTTTACAGATTTCTTAGATTTTACTGAGAATAATCCATTTGGTGATCCGGAGTAATTATGTTTGGAAACTACTTCTATCATGAAAAAATAAGAAAGTGTGTATCACTTTTTGGTAGATTATTTAATGACATTTACGTTATTCGCAAGAATTCTTCTGGTGGGGGAGTTAGTCAACTTAAAGTACCTCTATCATATGCCCCAAGGCAGAGGTATTTAGAAAGAATACGTGAAAATGCAGATTTAGTTAACAACACTTCGGTTGCTATTAAACTCCCGCGGATGTCATTCGAGATAACTAATTTCTCATACGATACATCTCGCCAACTAACAAAGATGTCTACTTTTAATACAGTAGGTACCGCAAATACAAATAGAAAGAAATTTTTCCCTCCAGTTCCATGGACATTAATGTTTCAATTAAATATTTACGGCAAAAACCAAGATGATGTTTTGCAAGTTGTTGAACAGGTAATACCATATTTTAATCCGCAGTATACTTTGACTATTAAACCATTCCCTACTGATTACCCGGACTTTAAAGAAGATATACCTATCATTATACAGTCTCTTGGTTTCCAAGATGATTTTGAAGGCTCGTATGAGCAAAGAAGAACTATTGTATATCAATTAGATTTTGAAATGAAAGTAAGCTTTCATGGCCCAGTTAATACTTCTAATGTTATTAGAACAGCTAAGGCTGAGCTATTTAATATGGGTGCTGGTTTTTTAGATTCAGATATATCACTTGAAACACTGACTATAGTAAGTGACCCTACTGATGTTATTGGATTGGCTGATTCCGATTTTGGATTTACAACTACTATTGATTTTACGGATAGCGCATAATGAAAGATAAAAATGATAATGTAAAAAGTGATTATGATTATTCTCGTGAAACATACTATGACTTAATTGAAAAAGGTCGGGAAGGACTGGAAGATATGATTCATGTTGCACGTGAATCTGAGCATCCTCGAGCATATGAAGTCCTTGCAGGTATGTTAAAAAACGTAGCAGATATTAGTGATAAGCTTATGGATTTAAATAAGAAGCACTCTGATATAACGGAACCAAAAAATCAACAAAAACAAATCGAACATCAACAAAATATATTTGTAGGATCTACAGCCGATTTACAAAAAATGTTACATGCAGAAAGTGAAATAATCGATGTCAAGCCTGATCCAGAATGAATCCTATTTAGGTAATCCAAACGTTAAACGTGATGGGATTAACCAACAATGGGATCAAAGCCTTGTTAAAGAATATGCAAAATGTATGCAAGATTCTGTGTACTTTTGTGAAAACTATGTTAAAGTAATTGCTCTTGACCGTGGATTAGTACCTTTCCATTTATACGATTATCAAAAAAGTATGTTTGGTCATTTTACTGCAAATCGGTTTAATATTGTTTTAGCATGCCGGCAATCAGGTAAATCAATCTCCGCTTGTGCATATCTTTTATGGTATGCGCTATTTCATTCAGAAAAAACAATTGCTATTATGGCAAACAAAGGTGCAACAGCACGTGAAATGCTTGGTCGCATTACTTTGATGTTAGAGAATATTCCATTTTTTCTTCAACCTGGGTGTAAAGCACTCAATAAAGGATCTATAGAGTTTAGCAATAACTCACGAATTGTTGCTGCAGCTACGTCTGGCTCTTCTATTCGTGGTATGTCTGTTAACCTATTGTATCTTGATGAGTTTGCATTTGTTGAAAGAGCTGCGGAATTTTATACTTCAACCTATCCAGTAGTATCGTCAGGTAAAGAAACAAAAATTATTATTACGTCAACCGCAAATGGTATTGGTAACATCTTTCATAAAATTTGGGAAGGTGCGCTGCAAGGTATAAATGAGTTTCAATCATTCAGAGTAGATTGGTGGGACGTTCCGGGTCGCGACCATGATTGGAAGACACAGACTATTGCAAATACGTCTCAGCTGCAGTTTGACCAAGAATTCGGTAATACCTTTTTTGGAACTGGTGATACACTCATCAACGCGGAGACCCTGATGGGTCTCC